AAAGTCAACAGCTCGTACTTTAAATTCTCCTTCCATTTTATTTGATTTAAATTATTGCAAAATTAATTAAAAAATTAATACAGCTTTCTAGGTTTCTTTGGCTGCTTAATTTTAGTAGTCTTTGGAGACTTAGGTTTAGTAGGTGACTTTGGTTTTGGTGCTTTTATACTTTTCATGATCCTTTAATCCATTTCTTACTTGGTGATGCAGTCTTACTTGAACTCCACTTAACTTTATCTGCCCAGTACGCTGCTGACATTTTACCTTTAGCTATATTCTTAGCATGTCTGCTTTTAAAAGCCTCACGCTGCCCAGCTGTTTGATTAGTCTTTACTCCTTGCTGCCCAAAACGTATCGTCTTAACTTGGTCTCCTTCTTTAGCCACAACAATATGTGACTTTGTCGGATGACTAGGAGTCCTTTTAGGCTTATTGAACCCTTCAACACCTGCTCTTGCTAATCTTGAGTCTTTCATTTCTTCTTAGCTGTTTTTGCTGCCTTCTTAAATGCACTAGCTGTAGGAGCACCTTTTGTTCCTGGCTTAAGCATAGTCTCACCTGAACCTTGCTCGATTCGCTTTCTCTTAGCGTGAATGTTTGCGTATAGTCCCTTTTTCATTATAGTTTTTTTCCTTTATGCTTCACTCTCTTTGTGATAGGTATATTAACTGTCATACTTATGTCAGTCTCAGGCATATATCCAGTTCCTCTACTTTGGCTAATATCTAAAGTAACTGGGCCTTTATTAACTGATACTCCGTAGTTAACATCAAATCCAGATTTTCCAGCAGTGCCAGATGCATATGGATTAAATTTCATCTTATTCTTTCTCATATTATCTAGGCTCAAATGATCCCAAATCGAAGTCATCTAAAGAGTCCTCTGTACTCTCAAACTTAACTGGTGGGAGGTTATTCTTTCTCTGGTTAATTAGTTCTGACTGACGTTCAGCTTGTAGATCAACACGCTTGTCCTTAGCCTTCTCACGCTCTTTCTCGCGCTTCATTAATCCCTCAGTCTCAATACCCTTAAGCTGCATATTATACTGGAACTCAAGTTCCATAAGCTCTTTCTTCTTATCAACCTCAAACTGCATCTTCTGCATCTCAAGTTGAGCTTCGTTCTGCTTGATAGCAATCTTAGCCTGAGCTTCTGTCTGAGCAGTCATCTGTTTTTGTTGAGCTGCCGCTTCTTGCGATTGCATGTTGATCTGCATCTGCATCTGTTGTTGCATATCTTCACGCTGCTGTTGCTTCTCTAACTTACGCTTACGTTTTACTTTAAGCATCTCATTAGCTAGCTTAAGATTCTTAATCATGCGTATATCAATAGCATCTTCAAGATCAATCTGATCTCTACTAAGTGATATCTGTATATTAGCCTCAAGCTGTTGCTTCTCTTCTTGATCAGGCTCTACCTCTATAAATATTCCAAATGAATGTAAGTATAGGTCCTTGATATCTTCTAAAATAGCCAAGTTATACTTACCTATCTGCATAGCGAACTCATCTCTGAAGTCAGCGTACTGAAGTATGTCATTCACTCGTAGAGATACACATTCTGCAAGACGCTTAGTAATCATCAATCCTCCTTGAAGTATGTGACGAGTAGCAACGTTACTGTTCAATGCGGCCATCTTCTGTACACCTACTAGTGCGTTAGGGTCTGGTGTAGATCCGTCACGAGCCTCATTTAGACCTGTGACATCGCGAATCATATTCAAGTTATAGTTATAGTTACCTATCAAGGCCGCCATCTTACTCTGACCACTGTTGCTTACTAGCTCTTGAATTGGAACTCGTGCGTTGTTAAACTCACCGTCACCAGTGTAGCTTCTACCAACTACCGATCCAGTCTGGAAGTATAACTTAAGCGCATCCTCTGGATTATATGCTGCGCCAGTACCAAGGTCAACCTCTGATATACCATCCGCATCAATAAATACCCCATCAGGAACAACTCTAGCCATTACCTGCTGTAGTTTAAGATGCGTAAGCTGTATCTGATCAGCAAAAGGAATCATTCTCTTAACTAAAGACTGTATCTGACCCTTGTACATGCTTGGTGCAAACATCACATAGTTAGACAATGCTTTCTGTGTAGCAGCGTCAGGACGTACCATATTCTCAAGCATCTCCCACTTAAGCATGATATTAGTACCAAGAACTAATACACCTTCGTACCATACATCTTTAACTACGTCAACACGCTCAAACATTTCATTACCTGCTTCAGGATTAAATGTCTCATCACGTCTTATGACTCTTTCACCACCATTTTCTAAGTACTTCTTCTTGTATACGAATCTCTTCTCAGTCTTATAGTTGAAATACAACAACGTTACAACCTCGTCATCAAAAACATCGTCCTGGAAAGTTCTGATAATAGGGTAGTAGTTATACCAAGCTGATCCAGAGTTCTTAATATCCTTAAGAGTATCATCTGTAACAGATGGGTTAATCTTTCTAATTTCTGTATAGTGTACTTGCTTAACTTCACCAACATAGTATATATCAGAGAAGTCTGGCTTCTCTGTGTAACTGTAAATAATAGATGCTGGATCAACATACTCTATCTCAAGTCCAGCACCAGCCAAGAACGAGTGCTTAACTACACCTATTCCTATCTCAGTTAAATCTTTATCTACTTGAGTCTTGATTACATCCTTGTAATCGTTCATATCAAGAAGAGTATTGATAGCAACCTCTTCAGCTATCTCAATAGATGGCTTGTACTTAAGCTGCATATATAGAGCAAGCTCCTCATCGTTCTCTGGAAGCTCTTCCTGTGGTACGTTGAATGCATCAATTCCAAACTGTTCTTTAGTCTGAACTAAGAAGTCTTTAGCTAACATATCAGCCTCGACCATCTCTTGGAACATATTCTTCTTTTCTGCTGAATTAATATCCTGTGATTCAGCCTTGATAGAGTACAGCCTATCAGCCATACCATTTACAACAATGTCAACAAACTTAGGGATAATTGGAACTGGCTTCCAGTCAAGATTCATGTACGATAAGTCACCATCAACTGATAGTAAATCCTTATACATTTGAGTCGGTTGTATTCCGCGAGCATATAGCCTAAGTTTATGAAACTCTAGGTATTGATCGTAGTACCTGCAACTCCCTGCATTAACTCTTTTAAACCACTCGCCCTCAATTGCCTTACCAACTCTTAAACCATAGTCCTGAGTTTTTTTCTCTGCATCTGTTGCGTATTGGTTCGGAAACGGAGAGCTGCTTATAATTACTGATGGTTTACTATCCATTATTTTTTTAATTGACTTCTGTTGCCACTGTTGTTGTATCTGACAAAATTAATATTTATTTTTGACTTTTCCTCTTTGACCTGAAACATGTTCTTCCTAGTAGCCATAATAGCAAGTCCAGAACTAATCGAGGCATCATGCTTTGTTCGATTGTTTATGTCAAATCTAGCCCAATCCTCAAGAGTCTTTGTGAAGTACATGTTACCCATCTCATCAGGTTCCCTGTATGTTCCTTCTTGATCATACCCGACATACTGTTCGATATACGTGCCAATAGATGATGCGTGAGACTGTTTTACGTCCTCAGATGAGTTAGGTATACCACCAAGCTCTAACTCTGTCTTAGATAGCTTTGTTATGTGCTTATCTGGTCTATTCATAGAGTAACCTCTATAGCCTCTATCCTTTATATGGTAAAGAAGTCTAGTCTTATTATTCTCAATAAGTATAGGCATTCCATAAAAAATGATCGCCATAAGCACATCTTCGAAAAAAATCTCCGCTGTCTGTGTCCTTGTTACGTACTCTAGTATAAACTGATTAGTTGGAGCTTTTGGCTCCATATGAAATCCAGTAAGTCCGTGAAGAGCACCGTTTGATCCTCCTCCTCCAACAGTACCAGATATATCATAAGGGTCACATCCGAACGCACCTAAGTGTTCGTTACCAGGACGTTTCTTCCCATGCCTATCTGTTATAACTTTATTCCTTAGTTCTGGTGGAGGCAGCCAAGATACAGTGAACTTACCACCTGGGTCTGGGGTCCATATAACCTCAGAGTCAAGTACTCCATCTCTCCAATGGAAGTTACCTTTAGTAAGTACCCTTTCCTTTATTAGTGAATCGTTATAGTCAATCTGCTGATATATCTTAGATAAGTTATACAACGACTGCTTAGACTCATCACGAAATGCGTGAGACTCTGTTCTTGGGTACTGTCTGTAGAACTCGTTAAGTGCGTCAGCATCATTCTTAAGCGCAGCTACTTCATTGTTCCAATAAGTAATTACACCGTTGTATATCATCTCCCCATCCATACCGACAACTGGAGTCTTTGGATCCTCAAACACTGGGAATCCATACTGATCAATGTACCCCTCAAAGTTCCACTCCATAGGTATAAACAAGCTGTACAGACCTGACTTAGTCTGTCCGTTAGCTGATCTTTGTTTTGGATTAGAGTCTGCGTATAACTTCTTGAAGTTATCACCACCCTTAGACAATGCGTTGGATGTTGATCCCATCATACACTTACCAATAACCTTAGAACCTAGTCGAAGACAAGTCTTTGTTACACGCCAGTTGTTCAATATGTTATCTGGCTTCAGCCACTTTCCAGATTCATCATGAATTAGCATAAGTAGTTTCTCACCATCGTATGAGTTGTCAGCAGTATTCTTCCAATCTATAGTAGTGTCAAGACCCTCTATATCATCAGTATGCTCTTCGTTCATACTCTTCTTAGTAATCTTTGAAGCAGGAACCCTAAACGAAAGTTCTGTCTTTGGATTATCCATACCATCCTGCACAGGCTTAAAGAAGAATGGGTAGTTCCTAACTATTGGAACAACCTTGTCTGTAAACATCTTCTTAGCATCCGTACCAGTCTTAGATAGTATACCAAGCCTAGAATCCTTAGATATTGTACCTAAGTTGCCTATCTCACCAGAGCTCATAAATGAGAAACCACTACGTCTGTTCTTAAGGTAGCACATTCCGTAGCTCCTTACGTCAGCCTTACATGCCTCCCAAAATATATAGAATATCCTGTTAGATTCACGGAAGTCAGGAAGACCAACGTCAATCTTAGACCACTGAAGGTACATATAGTGAGTACCTGTTATGTACGTAGGTTTGCCATTATTGATAAACCAATGGCCTAGCTCTCTTCTGTCGAACTCTCGCTCTATATATTCAATCCATCTTGACTTAAATGTATTGTCACGTCTAGACCACTCAAACGATGTCTTAATCTTCTGAAGTTCTTTTGGATACTCTTCTGGTTGCCATCTATTACTACCAGTGTCTAAGTCTTTAGGAGTCTTAGGTAGTGCGATATTTATACCATTAATATAGTATATATCTCCTATAGTGCCGTCTTTAGATATTACTACTACATCGTAGTCTTTATCGTACCCATACTCCCAAGACTTAGACGCATTTCTACCTGTACGGATCTGTTTGTTTACATGATCGTTATTTAGTATATATAGATCGTATCCGCTACTTTTTTCCATTGTTCTTAGCCCTTCCCTCTGCAAATCCACCGTTACCACTTACGATAACTTTAACTTCAGACTCAGATTCTTTTGCTCGCTCAGCATCTATTCGCTCAAGTATAGATAGTGCATCCTCAAACGCTAGTCTCTTAGCAGCCGCTGCGTTCTTCATCTTGTCAGCTGATAGATCGTCATCAATAGAGTAGTTGACAATAGGTTGCTCCAAGACCTTAATAAGCTCGTCAACAGATTTCTCTGCCGCACGTAGCACTCTGTCTTTTTTATCTTTTAGATTTTCAAGCATAAGTTCTTCATTTTCATTCTGTACAACTTATCACCATCTATATTAAACTCGTACTCTGACT